AAAACAACACAGAGAAAGGAAGCGCGAGATGTTTGACGAACTGATGAACGATTTGTTGATGCTATCCCCAGAAGGACTCAATCTTTTTTCCGCGTATATCGCTGCTTTAGAAAGTCGAGATACGCAAGCGCTTCCGTCTGCGCCGCAGGCGGCAGACTCATGACCTTTTGTGCAATATCGTAAACCTCATCGGGAATCCCGGTGAGGTTTTTTGTGTCCTCATCTGTGCCCATTAGCATTGCAACAGTCGTTCCCCAATGCTGTGCCAGGCGTTCTATTTTGGCATAAGGCGGTTTAATTTGCCCGGTTTCATATTTTGTGTAAGTTGTTCTACCAACACCAAGAAAATCGGCGATGTCTTGCTGAGACTCTTGGTGTAAATCGCGGAATCTCTTGAAATTGTTCATTATAATCACCTACTATTTTAAGTATACGTGAACGAACGTCACAATTCAATTGTGATTTTAAGTAACTTTCTTATTGACAAGCGTGCTTAAACATGATATATTGCGGATAGTGATTATAAATCACACGCGAAATAACATTCGGAGGTGAGACAAATGAAACAGTGGCAAAAGCTTCGCCGACTTGAGCGGCGTGTCGCCGCCTTGGAGAAACTCCACGAGCCGTGCAAGGTGCGCATAGAAATTTCTCCGAAGGCGGTTGACTTGGGCTTCATCCATCAGATTCTTGGCTCTCAACGTAATCCGCCAAAAACTGATGATACGCCGCGAGATACCCAGTAGTCATTTTGTTGGCAGCGGCCAACGTTTTCGCGGCCACGTCGGACACAAGCGCCGAGATTGACTCTGGGGTGCTGTCCTCCAGTCGATAAACGTGCTGGTTGCTTACAAGCCGCATGAGTTCCGGCTCGATCTCGCGGAGATAGTCCTCGAATTCTCGAAAATCTGGAAATTGCATTTTTACACCTCCCCTCCGCCAAAATCTTACTACACGCGCGGAGGGAAGTCAAAGGGGGGGATAGATACGAAAAATCTAGCTTATTTGCGCGAACGTGCAAAGTTGACGCAGCGCGAGCTTGCAGAGATGCTCGGCGTCGAGCGCAGCAGCATCGCGAAGTGGGAGTCCGGCTCGGCATACCCGCGTGCCTCGCAGCTGCCGGCGCTGGCCAAGGCGCTGAGCTGCTCGATCGACGAGCTTTACAACGGAGAGGAGGTGCAGTGATGCAGAGCAAGGAAGAACGAGAGAACAGGCGTTTTCTTTTTCGCCTGATCGTTTGCACCATCACGCTGGTGATCTGCACCGTCCGAATTTTGGGCATTCTCGGCATTATTTGAGCACGCGAACAACAACACAGCCGGCGGCATAAAATGCGAACAGGAAGGAGGCGGCGCGCATGCAGAAGGAAAAGCCGGTAATCCGCACGGAAAGCTATGTCCATGGCTCTGACGGAAGCCTGATCCGCTTTGAGGCGCTGACGGACGACCAGAAGCGTATGGCAGCAACAGAACTCAAGCTGCGCCTTGTGCGCGCGATGTTCCCTGGGGTTGAATTTTATGTCGAGGGCGATATTACCGCATCGGGATAGGAGGGAACAACATGCAGGAGCGCGAGATCTTTGTGACGGACCCGCAGGATATGGAGATCATCCGGCGCTGGCGGGAGCTGAACGGCCTGCCGCAAACCACCTAAGCTATTATCCCAAAAAACGGGAGGAAATACCATGGAACAAGAATACACGAACATATGCAGCGCATGTAGAAAAGCTGCCCATTTCAGCCAGGAGCAGTGGGCCGAGGCGCTTCACGTCTCGGTCGATACGGTCAAGGGCTGGGAGCGCAACATCCGCATCCCCTCAAACTACCACGTATGCCTGATGGTGGATCTGTGCGGCGAGTCGTGGTATGCGTACAAGCATCTGCGCCAGACGTCGGATTGCCTTGGCGTCCTGCCAGACACTGAGCGTCAGCCACTGCCGTTGGCCGTGATCCGGCTGGTGAACCGGATCATTCGGTTTGCCGACCAGAACCGGGACAAGCAGCTTTTACAGATCGCCGAGGACGGCACGATAGACGAAAAAGAGCGCCCGATCTACGATGAGATCGTGCGCGAGCTGAACGATATTGTCGGCGCGGCTTACACACTGCGCTATGCGGAGGGAGCCAGCTATGAGCAGACATAAAAAGAATCGCCCAGCTGCTGCGAACAACCGGACGATTCGGGCGATTCTGCACGACAGAATCATGAAAGCATATTTAGTATACCATCAGTTTTCGCAAAATGCAAGGGCGGGAGGTGAAAAACATTGAGCGAAGAATTTCGGGCATTTTGGGCGGTCGTGCCGGCGACTGTGCTTTACGATGATACCATCCCCGCAAATGCAAAGCTGCTATACGGGCAGATCTCCACGCTCACCGGATATAACGGCACGAATGGCTGCTGCGATGCGACGAACGCGCAGCTTGCAGCGCCGAATAAACTGTCCGAGGATTCGGTCAGCCGCCTGATTAAGGCGCTCGAAAAGGCCGGCCACATTGAAGTCCGGTATGCCCCTGATCCGAAGGACGGGCACCCTGTCCGCAGCATCTATCAGGTGCTGCAAGCGCCACCCCTTACCGGCAAAAATGCCGATAAGCTTATCGGCAAAAAAACCGACCCCTTATCGGCAAAAAAATCGATGGGTAATGTATTAAATAATAATATATTACCCCCTAAAAGCCCCCATGGGGGGCGACGCGCAAAATCAGCAGCGGAATGGAAGCCGGAACGCTTTGAGGGCTTCTGGAAGTTCTACCCTCGCGGCGAGGGCAGACAGGCAGCAATCCGCGCATGGGATCGTCTGCGGCCGGATGACGCACTGATCGTCGAGATTGGACGTGCCTTGACCGCGCAGAAGGCGTCACCGGAATGGATGGCCGGAATCGGAATCCCGCACGCATCGACGTACCTGAACCAGCAGCGCTGGACGGACGAAGTCCGAAAAAACGTTGATGCGGCTCCGGCGCAGGCGGCTGAGCCGACAGGCACGATCGACACCAGCGGCTTGAGGTTCGTGTGATGGAAAACAGGCAAGCGCTGCTGAATGCGCAGCTTGGCGTCATCGGGTCTATGCTGATCGACGACCGCACCGTCGGCATTGCGCTCCAGGCCTTGAAGCCGGAGTATTTCGACGGCCCGTACCGCACGATCTTCGAGGCTATGCGTGGTTTGTTCCAAGGCGGGAGGCCGGTCGATCCGGTCACGGTCGTCGGCGTGATCGGCAAGGACTATACGGATCTGCTCCGGCAGATCATGGACCTCACGCCGACGGCGGCGCATGTCAAGGCATACATAGCCGATCTCAAACGGCAAGCGCGCCTTCGGCTGATGCAGGAGGCGGCCGCAGAAATCCTATCCGCGGAAACGGAGGACGACATTCGAGCCATGCTCGATCGCATCAACGCTGTTATGGTGGATCGGCCGGGCGTTCGGGCAATGACGATGCAGACCGCGCTTGCGGACTTTTACAAGCGCCACGATCCATCCGTAAAGCCGACATATCTGCCCTGGCGCTTTGAAAAGCTCAACGACCATCTGCGCACGATGCGCGGTGACTTTGGCATCATCGGCGGATACCCCTCGGACGGCAAAACGACACTCGCGCTGGCGACGGCTCGGGAGCAGGCGCGAACAAAAAAGGTCGGATTTTTCAGCTTTGAGACCGACTGCGAAAAGCTTGCTGACGCGATGATTTCCGCTGCCGCACAGATCGGGCTGCCAAAAATCCAGATGAACGCGATGAATGCAAATGACTGGGACACGCTGGCCGCGATCAGCAGCGATTTCGGAGGCAGAAATTTGGATATCATCGAGGCAGCCGGTATGACGGTTGGCGATATCCATCTGTACTCAATGGCCAAGCACTACGACGTGATCTACATTGACTACTTGCAGCTCATTGAGTCCTCGGACAAAACGCCGTGGGGGAACCAGGAGTATGCTCGTGTTACCGCAGTCTCGCGGGCGCTCAAGCAGTTCGGGCGTCAGGGTGGGCCAACAATCATCGCGCTGTCCCAGCTCGGACGGCCGGAGCCAAACAAAAAGACCGGCAAAATTCCACCACCCACGATGTCAAGCCTGCGCAGTTCCGGTCAGATCGAGCAGGACGCGGACTTCATTTTGCTGCTTTTCCGCGAAAACCAGAAAATCGTGGACTGTGATCGCGTTGTTACAGTTGCGAAAAACAAAACCGGAATCGCTGGGAATTCGTTTTATCTGCGATTCAACGGCGAGACGCAGACCTTCATGGAGTCGCGCCGCGACTGGACGCCCCCGAAGACGCCGGCGGAGGAGGTGCAACAGCTTGGCTTTACTGAACTGCCGGGTGATTGCCCGGTGCCATTTTAAACAAGAAAGGACAGAAACATGAAAGCAATCTCAATTCTAAACCTCAAAGGCGGTGTCGGAAAGACCGTCACGAGCGTGAACATGGCCTATATTCTGGCCGCCGACCACAAAAAGCGCGTGCTGCTTGCTGACTGCGACAGCCAGTGCAACGCCACCGAGTTTTACGGCCTTGCCGGGCAGAACCTCTGCGGCGTCGCCGAGGTGATGCTGGGAGAAGCCGAGCCGTATTACGCGGAGAATATCTGGGCGACCGACTACAAGGTCGACCTGCTGCCCGCGTCCGATCAGCTGATGGACTTAGATCTGTCTGCAATCGGAAGCCGCGTCAAGGGTGCCTGTCTTAAGGATTTCTGCGACGCCATTCGCGAAGATGATGCGTATGATTACGTGATCTTTGACTGCCCGCCGGCGTTCAACGCGGCAAGCGCTGCGGCGCTTCTTGCCTCCGACGAGGTCATCATCCCGATCAAACTCGACGCGTTCAGCCTGCGCGGGCTTGCAAACGTCTCGCGGCAGATCGACAACATGCACAAAATCAACCCGGCACTCAAGATCGCGGGCGCATTGATCACCATGTGGCGCAACACGCCGGTCGTGATCGAGGCGGAGGCGAGCCTCCGAGGCTGCGGCATTCTTCCCGTCTTCGAGCAGACCATCCGCCGCACCGATAAAATTGACGAGATGACCTTTGAGCGCAAGCCCATCACGGTCTACTCGCCACGCTCTGCGGCAGGCTACGACTATCGGGCATTTGTGCAGGAGTACATTCAGCCGCCCGTGACGATGGACGAGCTTTTGAAGGGAGGGCTTGCAAGTGCCGTTTGACGTATCGAGTATTTTTGCCCAGCAGGTGCAGGCGGTGTCCAAGTCTGACACCGGACGCGAGCTCGCGCAGGTCGACATTGACGATCTTGTTGGCAACGATGCGAACTTTTACGCAGTCGACGAAGACAAACTCGAAGATCTCAAAAACAGCATTGCGCTCAGCGGCATCATGGCCCCGCCGACGGTCACGCGCACAGATGACGGCATGTACCGTCTGATTTCCGGCCACCGGCGCACAGCCGCAGTCCGGGCGCTGGTGGCAGAAGGCCGCGAGGATCTGCGGAAAGTGCCGGTTTTCGTCCGGAGTCCCAAAAGCGCGGCGATGGAAGAACTTGAACTGATTATGGCAAACTCCACCGCGCGCGTGCTGACAAGTGCGGAGATCAGCCAGGCGGCGCAACGCGTTGAGCGGCTTTTGTATGATCTCAAGGAGCAGGGCGTGGAGTTTCCCGGCCGGATGCGCGACCATGTAGCCGCCGCCTGCAACGTCAGTAAGACAAAGCTCGCGAACCTCCACATGATCGAGGAGAACCTGATTCAGGATTTCAAGACGCAGTGGGCAGCTGGGAAACTCCCGGACGCGACGGCTTTGGAGCTTGCGCGGTGCGAGATCGCCTTGCAGATGCGCTTGCGCGATGCCTTTGCCCGGACAAAGGAATTCCCCACGTCCGCTGGCATTGCGAAGATACGCGAGCTGGCAGCAGCCGGCGCGCAATGGCGGCCGAGTGCGTGTCTGCACTGCCCAGACCGCAAACTCTGCCCGAGCTCCCGCGATGACGCGGCGCTCCGGCACGATGCGCTTTGCCCCTCCTGGGGCGGCTATTGCCGCGGCACGAAATGCTGTATGGATTGCCCATCCGGCGCAAACGCCAAGGGCTGGAACGCCTGCGACCAGATGTGCGCCCGTGCAAAGCAGTACCGCACTGACAAAAATGCGAAGGCGAAACAGAAGGAAGAAACCGAAAAAGAACGCCGCCAGCGCGGCTTTCGCGAGGCAATCCAGCACAAGGCGCAGCGGCTTGTCCGAGCCATCGATGCAGCCGGACTGCGGGACGATAAAAAGCTCGTCTTTGCTTTATATAGCGACGAGCCGACCGTCAAAACGCTTCGGGCTTATGCAAACGGCGAGTTCGGCGACGCGCATTTTTACGGCACGGACTGCCTAGACCCGGATGCAAAGCATGTGCCGGAGCTGTGCAAGGCGCTCCGGTGCTCGGCGGACTATCTGCTGGGGCTGACGGATGATCTTAAGCCAACGCCGTCAGGCCCAGACCCACTCAGGTGGCGCACAGACCGCGATTTCCCGGACGGGCCGGTCCTACTCCTTATCTCCACAGATGGCTCCATACTATATGAGACCGACGACGTGCATGGGGGGCATCTCGGTTGGTTTGAGGAGCCGGATGGTGGGGAAATCCTGCGCTGGTTGCCGTTGCCGGAGGTGAAACACAATGCGCAGGACTGATCTCACGAACATGCAGTTTGGGAAGCTGCATGTGCTTGAATTTTCCGGCCGTGACCAGCATGGTCACGCGCTCTGGCTCTGCCGGTGCGATTGCGGCAGGGAAACGGTTGTTGCGGCGTGGCGGCTTAACAGCGGGAAATCGCAGTCTTGCGGATGCGCGCGCAACGCATGGCGCGAGACGCGGCCGAAGCCGGAGAGGCCGGAGAAGCCGGCACCCAAGCGCAAGCCAGCGCGCTCCCCTGCTCCGCGCAAGCCGAGCCCGTGCTACAACGTTTATTGCGAGCTGCGAAACAATGTTCCACGCGGCGGCGTGTGGAGCTGCACGAATCGAAAATTTTGCCCGGACTGCCAGCGCGTCCGGAGCAGCGAGAAAGGAGAACGTCGTGACAAGTGAGGAAATTATAAAGGCATTGAGGTGCTTGCGCGTGGAAACCGGCAGCCTTTCGTGCCTTGGCTGCGGGCATGAGCACAGTTGCAACGTCCACGGCTGCGCCATTTTGAGGGAAGCGGCCGACATGATCGAGCGCCTGCCCGCCGGAGGCGAAATGATGAAAGGTGCATCGAACTTTGACAAGCTGTGCCATCAGGTTTACAACGCCGACGGCAACGGTCGTGACTACATCGGAAAGGCTACTGGAGCGACGTGCAGGCTCTGCAAAAGTCCGCTCTATGCGTATTACTGCGAGGAACGGTTGTATCTCGTTGAGTGCAAAACCTGCGAAATGAAAGCATTGGTGAAGGCAGAAAACCCACAGGTGGCAGCATACAGAGCTTTTGGAAGTGAGGTAAAGTGATGGAACGGCTGACTGAATGGAACGAATCATCGCATAAAAACGCCTATTACCCGCGTTGCTTTAAAGAACCGTGCTACGGCAGTGGGTGCAAAATCAAGGATTGCCCGTTTGAAACAGCGGTGTGTGAGCGCCTTTCGGCCTACGAGGACACGGGTCTGACGCCAAAAGAGGTAACTGCGCAAGGAGAGCTGTTCGATTACGCGCTTAAAGAATCAAAAACGCTGGCTGAACAGCTTACATTGCTCAAGCACATCCGCGAGCTTGCCGAAGCAGACAAAGACGGGCGCGTGGTGCTGCTTCCATGCCGGGGCTATGCAGACATTGTTCTCATGCGAAACGGCATCGCTTTCAAGCCAGACCACTGGAATATCCATCTTACCGCGTTTGCAGAAAATCAGCCGACACCGAGCGGAAGGACGGTTGCCTTGTTCGATCTTAGCGAAGTTCAGGAATCAATGGAGGGCAAGAAGGATGGCTGAAACATACTGTACCGCATTTATGGAGGACTTGCCGCCTGAAAAGCAGGCTGAGGGTTTGGGCGTTCAGGCCGCCGTAGTCCTCGGCGAATGCTTTCGTTGCAAAGACTATGCACGATGCTCAACTGATGAAACATTTGTCTTTCCGGCCGAGGCGGCCTGTATGGTACGCAGGGACCGTGTGCTGAGAGATTGGGGGCTGATTGGGAATGAAAGCTGATGGCGAATACATCAGCCGAGCGGCGCTGCTTGAGCATCTTGCCCGGTGCAAGCGGAGCGAGGATGCAACGACCTTGACCGCTTCCGTGATTGCGGCGCTGCAATGTTTCATCCAGAGCCAGCCTGCCGCAGACGTTGCCCCAGTGGTGCGGTGCAAGGACTGCGCACATTGCGGGAATCTCTTAAGGGATGGGCTTCATGCCTGCTGCCTATATGTGATGCCGTATTGCAGGCCGGACGATTTTTGTAGCCGAGGCGTGAGAAAGGACGTGTAAAGATGATCTTTCAGGTTGAGCTTTTATCCGGTGGCGTGTTCCTGGTGTATGCAGTCGACGCGCAGAAAAGCATGTTCTTGATTTACCGCGATGACCAATGGAACTGGATCGGCATGGAAAAGTGCAGACCGTACACATATCCGCGCTATTGCACTACAAACATTACAGACGGAGGGAGAACCACATGACAAGAAAAAGAGCTGTGAAACTGATGATGAGCTACGGCCTTGACCGCAACACCGCAGCCCGCGCCCTCGACAAGAGGCCAAAATGGGTGCCGAACAAAATGACAGTCGCGTGCGTTCGCGTGGCCCATGCCATGGCGACGGCCATCACATTATCCTTGGCCGCAACCGCCGCGTCGGCGCGCCTTGCCAGATGCGCACAGGAACTTGCATCTTCCATCAGATTGGAGGCGAACCACGATCAGCCGAGTGATTGAGCTGCGCGCGGGCAACCGTGTCCGCGCGATAGAGCTTGCCTCGCGGCCGCCGCAATCCGGCGGCCGTGCAGCGCGGCAATTTGAAACCAGCCTGGTACAGGAGGCCGTTAATATCAAAACAGCGTGTATGCGGCTTGAGTTCTTGCTATATGCAAACTTCAGCCCGCAAGACTGGTTCGTAACGCTTACCTATGATGATGCGCACCTTCCACCGAACTATGAGGCGGCGCGAAAAAATGCACCGGCCTACTTCCGCAAGGTCCGCGAGGCAAGGCGCATCCGAGCAATGCCTTTTGGATACATCTATGTAATGGAGGGCATGCACGGAGATCACCGCATACATCATCATTTTGTCATCCACCGCGCGGATGGGGATGAAATGCTTGTGCGGCATTTTTGGCAAAAAGGTGCTGTCGACATCCGGACCATTGAGGATTTCGGCGGATACCGGAAACTCGCGAGGTATCTTACAAAGGAACCACGCAAAACCGGAAAACGCCGCGTCGGCCAGCGGATGTGGACGCCGAGCAAGGGGCTGATCAAACCTGAGCGGATGGACGTCGAGCTGCCGCCTGGCGCACACTACTTGCCGCCGATCGGAGCAGTCCCATTCGAGGGCGAAAAGTTTCCGGAGCGAATCGATAACACTTTTGGTTCATACGTGCTGTATGATTTTGAAATCCCGGAAAATTAAACATCACATATTCATTTTAGCTTGAAACAATCTATAACTTATCGGAAAGGTGGAACAAAAGTCTTGCAAAACAAAAATGCACATGATATACTGTTAGTGTCAGCAGATGGCAGATTGGTTTGCCCGCTGTGCGGACGGCCGACGCAGCAGCGCGTGCGGCCGAGTACGAGGCTGACGGACTTCCCGCTGTACTGCAAGATGTGCAAGCGAGAGTCGATCGTGAATATGAGCCAGAGCCAAAGCCTGAGTGCTAGAGCCAGCGCCAAGTGATTTTGACCGTGAAAACGGAAGATCATTTGGCGCTTTTGTTCTGCACCTGAGGTGATAGCCGGGTGGCATGAGCGCCATGATCTCCGCGTGAGGTCGTGGCGTTTTTTGATTTGTCGATGGATTACAAAAGCAAACGCTGGCTGTGCCTGCGGGATGCGATCCTGCGGCGCGACGGCTACAGATGCCGAGAGGCCAGCCGTTATGGGCGCAACGAGATGGCGACCACAGTTCACCACGTTTACCCGGTTGACGATTTCCCCGGCTGGCAGTGGTGCCGCTGGAACCTGATCGCTGTGAGCCAACAGGCGCACAACAGCTTTCACGATCGGACGACCGGGAAACTGACCGAGCGCGGCCTCGCATGGCAACGGCGAGTGATCCCCCCTCTCGATTCGCCGCCGCCGTTTTAGCCGAAGCACCGGAGTGGGGCGGTTTTTCCGACGGCGGAGAAATCAGCGGAGGGGGTACGCAGGCGGCCAGAGGCGTGCGCGGGACGCGCGCGAAATGGAATTGCGCGACGCGGGCGCAAACGACGCGGGCGCGCAAAGCCACCTGCTGCAAAAACATATCGGAGGCTGTGCCGGGCGGAAAGCCCGCAGTGAGCCATAGTTAACCTCCTACTGGGCGCGGAAGATTGGGGACCTCCGCGTCTGGCAGAGCCTCCGAGGAAAGGATGAGCCATGGCGCGCGAGGACATGATCCGGCAGGACATGCAGCTTGTCGGGACGTACAACGAGATATTTGAGCCGACGATCAAGCAGCTTGCAAAGACCGAACGCGAGCTTTCCCGCGCCGAAAAGGAGTGGAAAGCCCAGGGCGGCCAGCGCGTGTGCACGATGGTCAACAAAACCGGCGCGGAATATACAGCGAAAAGCCCGTACTGGACGGCGGTCGAGGATCTTCGCGCCACAGTGCAGAGCCTACGCAACCAGCTGGGTCTTACCGCAACCGGGCTGAGCAAGGCTCGCGCTAAGAATGTCCAACCTGCCCCTGGGCAAAGCAGGCTGGAGCGGATGCTCGAAGACGCACATAGCCATGCCATCGAGCACGCTGCACAATATCAGCGCGACGTTGAGAATTTTGTGCAGTCCGTGCTTTCCGGCGAATCTGGTCTATGCGAGGACGCAGTGCTCGCCTGCAAGCGATACGTGTCCGATTTGGGCACCGGAAAGTGGGAGTTCCGTGCTGAGCCCGCGAACGATATCATTGCCATCATCGAGACGATGATTTGCCATCAGCAGGGCGAATTTCTTGACGCGACGCCACTTCGCGGCACGCCGTTCCTGCTGCTCCCCTATCACAAGTTCATCGTGTACAACGTCATGGGATTTTATCTACCTGGCACGAAGATCCGGCGCTTCAAGGAAGCCGTTGACTTTATCCCGAGAAAAAACGTCAAAACAACCTTTGCGGCGGCTCTGGCCTTCGCACTGGCGCTTTACGAACGAGAGTCCGGCTCCAAGGTCTACGCCGTTGGCGGCGCGTTACGTCAGACGAAAGAAGTATTCCTGTTTTTAAAATACAACCTCGCCAGACTGCGCATCACAACCGATGACGACCCCGTTCAGGGACTGCGCGTGATCGATAATAACGCGGAACGCTCAATTTCCGGCGACATCGGAAGTGGCATGGTGTCCATTGATGCACTCGCGGCGAACCCGGATAAACAGGACTCGTTTAACTGTAACATCGTGATCGCAGACGAGGCACACACCTACAAAAGCCCGCAGCAATACCAGATCCTCAAAGACGCGACCAAGGCGTACACAAATAAGCTTGTAATCGTCATCAGTTCCAACGGACCGCATGCGCGCGGCTTCCTACTGGGCCATTTGGAGTATTGCCGGAAAATCCTGCGCGGGACTGTTACCGGCGATGCCGCTGATTCTGTGTTTTGCTTTTTATGTTCCGCCCCAACCATGGAGAACGGCGATGTTGATCTATCAGATCCTGCTGTGTTAAAGGCAGCCTCGCCGGGCTGGGGCTACTCCATACGCCCGCAGGACATGATCAACGATGCCGCCATGGCAGCCGAAAACCCGGCGCTGCGTCCGGAATTCCTCAACAAAAGTCTAAATGTTACGACAAATGCCATTAAGGCGTGGTTCGACATTGCGGAGTTCCGCAAGAGCGACGAGAGGTACGACTGGACAATGCAGCAGCTCGCAAAGCTCCCGATCCGCTGGTACGGCGGGACTGACCTCTCGAAACTGTACGACCTGACGGCCGGTGCGCTGTTCGGTCACTACAAGGGCGTGGACATCATCATCCCGCACTGCTGGTTCCCTCGGCCTGCCGCGATGGTCAAGGCGCAGCAGGATCAGATCCCGCTGTTCGGCTGGCAGGAGGACGGCTGGCTCGACATGACGAATTTCGCGGTCACGAATTATCACGACGTGGTGATGTGGTACAAAAAGCTCCGCGAGGACGGTTTTAAAATCCGCCGGATCGGCCACGACCGGAAGTTCTGCCGGGAGTATTTCGTCGAGATGAAACAGGAGCACTTCCCAATTAAAGACCAGCCGCAGCTGTTCACACGCAAGTCTGAGGGCTTCCGCTACATTGAGAACAGCGCGAAAAAAGGGACGCTGTATTATCTCCACGCCGAGCCGTTTGAATACTGCGTACAGAACGTTGCCGGCATTGAGAAAGCGGACGACATGGTTATGTACCAGAAGATCGAGCCGAACTTACGCATAGACGTATTTGACGCAGCCGTTTTCGCGGTCTGCGCCTATCTGGAGGATCTGACCGCCAGCAACAAGGCGGCCGGATGGTATGACAAAAAAGACGGAAAGGATGATGATGCCGATTGAAAGTCAAAGCGCAGCGCAGGTCCGCACAGGATCTGACGCTGCAAGGATTCCTGCTGGGTGCTGTAAATCAGGATACGCTTTGCGTACCCGGCTATACGCGGCTGATCGATAGCCCGGACGTGCAGGCTGCTGTTGGTGGCCTTGCCGATATCGTATCCAACGCAACGATACAACTCATGCAGAATACGCCAGACGGAGACGTTCGCGTTCGCAATGCGCTGTCACGGTTTATGGACATCCAGCCGTGGGCGCACGGCACGCGCAAGGATCTGATTGCATGGATCGTCTGGACAATGCTGACGAACAGCTGCGGAAGCGCCTTTTTGCTGCCGCACACGTCTGGTGGCCGTTTGACAGAGTTGGAACCGATGCCGGATGCGGTCGCCATGAGCGACGACAATGGCCGGAGCTACTATGTCATGTGGCGCGGTGTCCGCTTCAGCTCCGACGCAGTGCTGCACTTCCGGCGCTGGCCGGACCCTGCACAGCCGTGGCGCGGGCTCGGTTTGCGGATGAGCATGCACGATCTAGCGAACAGCCTGCGCCAGACATCGGCGACAAAAAAGGGCTTTATGTCGGACAAATGGAAGCCAAGCGTTATCGTTAAGGTTGACGCACTGACGGATGAGTTTGCGGACGAGGCAGGCCGCAGGCGTCTGGTCGATCAGTATTTGTCCAACAGCAGCGCAGGTGCACCGTGGATCATCCCGGCAGAGCTGATGGACGTACAGCAGGTTAAGCCTTTGAGCCTTACCGATTTGGCCATCCGTGACAGCGTGGAGCTTGATAAGCGCGCAGTCGCATCGCTGGTCGGCGTGACACCATACATGCTCGGCGTCGGCACATACTCCAGCAGCGAGTACAACAACATGATCAAAACAACGGCCACAACCATTGCGAACATCATCTGTCATGAGCTCACACGCAAACTGCTGATCTCCAGCGAGCTGTATTTTACAATGTCGATGCGACGCCTATACGGCTACAGCATCAAGGAGCTTGCCGAAGTCGCCGAGGGACTTTACATCCGCGGCCTGATGGATGGCAACGAGACCCGCGACTGGGTCGGCCTGAGCCCACGCGAGGGACTGAACGAGCTGGTCATTCTGGAGAACTACATTCCGCGCGGAATGATCGGCAACCAGAACAAACTGACACAGGGAGGCGAAAGCAATGGAACATGACAGGCAGCTGCAGCAGGTCCGCTGCGTGGCGCAGCCGTTTCAGACACGGGCAGCGGATAACGATTTGTACATCGAAGGATACTTTGCGGTGTTTAACTCCGAGTACCAGCTTTGGGAGGGTGCCAGCGAGGTGATCAAGCCCGGCGCATTTACAGGCTCGATCTCCGGTGATGTTCGCGCACTCATCAATCACGATACCAGCATGGTTCTCGGTAGAACAAAATCCGGAACACTGACGCTCCGGCAGGATGAACGCGGCCTTTGGGGCAGTGTCCGAATCAACCGCGACGATGTGGATGCGATGAGCTTGTATGCGCGCGTGCAGCGTGGCGATGTAGACCAGTGCAGCTTTGGTTTTGCAATCAAGCGTGAAACCTTCGTGGATCTCGGAAATGGTAACTATCGTTGGGAAATTGAAGAGGTTGACCCGCTGTACGAGGTCAGCGTCTGCACCTTCCCGGCGTATGAGTCCACATCCGTAAGCGCAAGGCGGCAGGATCTGGCCGAAATTCAGAAGCGACGCGCCGAGGCATGGCGCGAGGAAATGACCAAGAAGTTAGGAGGCAAAACGTAAATGTCAGTACTTAGAGTTTTGATGCTCAACAGTGAGATCGAGGCGCTTCGCGCGCAGCTCACGCCGCTGGAGCAGGTGCGCGACAACTTCGCCGCCCGCGAGGAACAGCTCCGGCAGGCCATCACGGAGGCAGCGACCGACGAAGAACGCGGCGTTGTATCTGCGGCTGTGGATGCTTTTGAGCAGGAGCGCAGCTCGAACGCCGCTGAGATCACCCGCATTCAGCGCGAGATCGAGCAGCGCGAGGAGCAGATCCGCAGTCTGGAGGCCGCGCAGACGCCGCCACCGGCCAACAATTCGGTGTCCAACTCTGACACCGGCAACACCAACCATGAAAGGGGCAATGTAAACATGAGCAATCCCGAACGCCGCTGGTTCGGCCTGACTTATCAGCAGCGCGATGAGCTGCTGGCGCGTGACAGCACGAAGGAGTTCCTTCAGCGGTTCCGTCAGCTCCGCGCTCAGCAGAACAGCGCGACCGGCGCTGAGCTGGGTATCCCGACTGAGTTTATGCAGATCCTGCGCGATCTGACATATCAGAACTCCAAACTGTGGAAGTACGTCCACAGCGAATCTCTGAGCGGCAAAGCTCGCCAGAACATCGTCGGCACGGCCTCTGATGCCGTGTGGACGGAGACCGTAGCCAATATCAACGAGATCGTCCTCGACTTTACCCAGCTGGAAATGGACGGCTACATGCTGGCAGGCTACATGGCCATCTCCAACGCCGTGCTTGCCGCCGATTCCGATCTCCAGCTGCTGACCAGCATCCTCAATGCGATGGGCGAAGCAAACGCGCGTGCGCTCGACAAGTCGATCGTATACGGCACGGGCGTTAAGATGCCTGTTGGCTTTATCACCCGGCTTGCCGCGGCGGAGAAGCCCTCTTGGTGGGGCAATGATCAGGGCGATTTTACCGCGCTGAACACCAGCCACATCCTCAAACTGGACATTGATTCCACATCCGGTGCATCCTTCTTCGGAAGCCTGATCGAGGCGCTGGGCGTTGCGGACCCGAAGTATTCGGACGGCCGCACCTTCTGGGTGATGAACCGGAAAACGCACATCCGCCTGATGGCCAAGGCCCTGGCATTTGATGCCGCAGCTGCGCTGGCTGCCGGCATTAACAACACCTTCCCAATCGTCGGAGGTGACATCGTTGAGCTGGAGTTTATGGCGGACAACGACATTGCGGGTGGTTTTGGCGACATGATGCGCATGGTGGAACGCGAAGGCGCGACCATCGCGTCCTCCGACATCCCGCTGTTCCTGCGGAACATGACGGTATACCGTTCCATCGGAATCTATGATGGTAAGCCTGCACGCGGCGAGAGCTTTGTGCTTGTAAACTTCCGCAACACGCAGCCGACCACATCGATCTCGTTCGCCCCGGACATGGCCAATGAGAAGATCGGCACGCTGATCGTCACGACGGCGGCAGGCGGCTCCGGTAAGAGCGTCGTCACGGTGGCTGGCAACGGCTCCGGGACGCTCAAGTACCAGACTGGCGGTCAGGCCATCGCCGTCGGTAACGGCGAACGGCTGGGCAAAGAATGGCTCGATATGCCGACAAATAAAACGATCGCCGCAAAGAACGGCGAGACCGTCACGGTTATTGAGGCCGATGATGCAGGCCGCGCTGTGGCTGCCGGTTCCGGCAGCGTGACGGCTGGCGCGTAAGGAGGCTAAAAATGTCGGCAGGACTGCGTATTGATTTGCTTAAAGTCGATCTTGGCATTTTGAGCTGTGCCGAGCCGCAGGAGCTGTATCTCCGCAGCCTGCTGACATCGGCCGAGAACTTTATTTGCCGCAGAGGCGTGCCCTTGCAGGATGGCAGCACAGATGATGATCTCCTTGTCGCGGCGGTCGCTGCGTGGATGTACCGCGCACGCGGAAGCGCAGACCGTGCGCAGCTGCCGCGGAATCTGGATATCCAGATCAAGGACCGGCTGTGTGCTGCCAAGATGGGAGGCGGCGCATGATTTACGATAAAATTCTGAAAATCTGTACGCTGCTTCCCGGCCGCTCCCCCGCATCGCGCAAACTCAGCGCGGTAAGCCAGCACTATTACGCCGAGCGCACCGTCTATGCGTCCCGCTTTTACGCGGGCAAGCAGACGGGCGCAAAGCTGGTGAGGATGGTATCCATGCCGCGCAGCGTTTACGATGCTGCAATCGAGGCAGACCAGTACTGCATGTTAGACGACGGGCACGTGTACCGCATTGATCAGGCCCAGCGCGAGACGGATGACGATGGGCTCCCGATTACAACGCTGAGCCTGGCCGAGCCGGAGGGTAAGTATGAGCTATACCAAAATTGAGCGTGCGCTTGAAAGCGTGCTCCCGGGCGCGGTGTACAAGGTGCAAGCACCAACCGAGGATGCGGACGGGACCCCGATCACCCGTTTTTTGGTCTGGACGCCGACCGGCGAACGCTTTGCGTATGCCGAGGGCAAGCCCTTCGCCTGCATCAAAACTGCAGTTGTCACCGTTGCAACGCAAACGGAAGACGATGCGCTTCCGCGCCTGGTCGCGGCGGCGCTGGCCTCAGCGCATGTGGCGATGCAGCCGCCGGAGCATTCTTACGATGATGAGCTTGCGACGTATTTTACGGATATCCCCTGCGAGGTGATTTGATGGCGCAGCTTGAAACAAATGTCGGCACGGACAACATCACTGAGGTCATCCGCCAGCTGGAGCGAGCAAACCTCTTTACGGATGAAAATGTAAAGGAGCTATTAACGGTTGGCGCGAACATTATGCTTGATGCCGTGAAGTCCGCCTTTGTGGAGGCCGGGCACAACAACGTAAGCCGTGCCAGACGCACCGGTGAAACGTACCGACATATCAGCAAATCGCGCAGTGTGAAAAAGGATAAGCACGGCGTACCGTATATGCAGGTGACGATCAGCGGCAAGGACAGCCGAAAACAGCGGTATGCCATCAAGGGATTTGTGCTGAACTATGGCCGCCGTACCGGTGGGAAAATCACTCCGGACTACTACTGGAGTAATGCTGTGAAAAACACTTGGCAGCGCGTCAACGATGCAATGGCCGAGGTCGCGGCGAGGAAACTGAAAGGAGAATAAAATGCCTGAATTTGATCTGCGCGGCATGAAGGCCGCTAAGTACAACTACAGTAAAGCAACCAAGAAGATCACATACGGCGAGGTTGTGGACATGGGCGAGGCCATGACGGCAAACCTTGAAATGAAGTTTGCCGAAGGCCGCATCTATGCCGAGTCTTCGCTTTCCGAGTATATGAAGAAGTGCACGGGAATGACGACAAGCGTCGGCGTGAAGTATCTCCCGGACGACTGCCAGAAACTGCTTTTCGGCTTCTACGAGCTTAGCCGCTCGGTCGGCAGCGGATCTCCGAAAACCATCAAGTCCATGACTGCCGGCAGAACATCGACCGGCCAGTATGTCGGCCATGGCTTCTACAGCCCGGACATGATCGACGGCGTTGAGAAGTTCACCGCTGTTTTTGTCCACAAGACGCTTTTCGGCCCGCCCAGCAAAACGCTCCAGACGATGGGCGAATCGATCACCTTCAACACGCCGACGACAAGCGGCGAGTCCCTTGTGGACGATCTCGGCCACCTGCATGAGTGGTATTCTTTTGATACCGAGGCGGATGCCATTGCATGGCTGGCCGCCTGCTTTACGACTGAGCCTACAGTCGTAGCGGAGGGCTCGTGATGGACTGCCGCCTGAAAACCATGCCGTATGAGATCGACGGGCACGAGCTGACGCTCAGCTGCAATATGAATGTGCTCGCAGATCTCCAGGAGCAGTACGGCGATGTGGAGGAGCTCCTGGACAGCGAACGGTCTATGCGCAGCTATTTGCGGCTGCTGGCCGCCATGATCAACAATGCGCTGCGCGAACAGGGCAAGGCCGCATCCTACACCGCCGAAGCCATTGGCCAGCGCATCGACTTCCGCGAGTTTCGGCGCACAAGCGGCGACGTTTTCGACTTGCTTGTCTCGTCGGTCATCGACCCGGACGCACCGGAGGAAGCCGCGCAGCCGGAGGAGAAGGCACCGGAGGAAAACGAAAAAAACGCAGTGACCAGCGAGGACGACAGAACGGCATCAACTTCGCCTGGTATCTAAACATCTGGATCAATATCCTACACAACGACGAGGCCGTTTTCTGGCGGTCCATGACGCCGGCACGGTGTGTTGCACTTTACCGCGAGTATTTCAAGCTCACGGGCGCACCGCGCCGGCCTTTTGTTTCTGAGGCGCAGCCTGCGCCGGAGGAGCAGAAGCCCGCCCGCTTGTCGTTGTCCGAATACCTCATGGGGAGGTGTGAATAGTGGCAACACCTGGAATCAACACAAAAATTAAGCTCGACGGCGAACGGGAGTACAAGGCCGCTCTGGCTGAGATCAACGGCGGCCTAAAGGTCCTGAAGTCCGAGCTGAATCTTGCCTCGGAGCAGTTTCGCGATAACGCCGGGAGCGTCGAGGCGCTGACGAAGAAGAATGATATTCTTGAGCGCAGCATTCTGACGCAGCAGGAGAAGATCGAAAAGCTGAAGGAATCTCTGCAATACTCCGCGCGCGAGTACGGAGAAAGCAGCGAGAAGACCAACGGCTGGAAGGTCGCGCTGAACAACGCCGAGGCGGAGCTCAGCAAGATGCAGCGAGAGCTGGATCAGAATACAGACGCCATTAAAAAAATGACGCCTCCACTGGATAAGGTGAAAAAAGCCCTGGCCGAGACGAAGGAGCAGGGCGGCGGCGTCAAAACAGCGATTGCGAATCTCAAGGAAGAATTCAGCCTGAACACCGATTCCGCAAAGGGCCTCGGGACGGCTCTGACGGACATTGCCGGGAAGTTCGGCGTTCAGCTCCCGGATGGTGCGGCAAAGGCCGCAGAGGCGCTGAACGGCATCAACGCGGGCGCAGCGCTTGCTGTGACGGGGCTCGGCCTGCTGGCGGCGGCTATCGTAAAGGTTGAAAAGCAACTGATCTCCATGACGAAGGAGTCGGCGGCCTACGCCGACAACATCCTTACTCTATCGCTAACGACCGGCCAGACGACCGACCAGCTTCAGGAATTCTCCTATGCCTCGGAGCTGATCGATGTGTCGCTCGACACCCTGCAAGGCTCGCTGACCAAGCTGACCAACAACATGCAGGACACTGCGAACGGCACCGGCAACGCGCAGGCGGCTTTCCAGCAGCTTGGCGTTTCCGTTACCGATGCGGCGGACGGGCACCTCCGGAGCGCGAACGACGTGTTTTACGACGCCATTGACGCGCTGGGCGACGTGACGAACGCCACCGAGCGCGACGCGCTGGCAATGGACATCTTCGGCCGCTCGGCGCAGGATCTCAACCCGCTGATCGTTCAGGGCGCGGACACGCTGCGCGAGTATGCGCAGGAGGCCCACGACATGGGCTACGTCCTCGACAACGATGCGCTCGCCGCGCTCGGCGCCGTCGATGACGCTTACCAGCGGCTTCAGAAGACGCAGGAGGGCGTGAAAAACCAGCTTTCGGAGCAGTTTGCACCGTACCTGACCGAGTTTTACGAGAAGATCACAAGGCTCATCAAGGACGGCGGGCAGGCGCTCAAGGATTCCGGGCTTGTGGATGCGTTTGGCATGATCCTTGAGTCTGTCGGCGACCTCATCGTGCCGACAAACGAGCTTGCCGAGGATTCCGTCCCGAAGCTCACGCAGGCGCTGCGGCCTCTGGCTGAGGTCATGGCCGGGATCGCAGACACGATCGACTTCATCCGCGGGCTTGTTGCATTCAATTCAAATCCAATCTGGAGTGCTGATAAATGGAAAGGTTTGTCGCAGATGGGCAAAGCGGCCGGCTTTGGCTATTCCTACGGAAACGGCAACCACACCCAGACGCTGAAAGAAAAGTGGATGCAAACCGACACCAACTACGCTACCGGCGCAAACGGCTACGGCGAGTACTTCGGAAACGGCAAATACTACGGCAACCGCGACGCATATCTGTATGCGCTCTGGGAGGAGGAGCTGAACTCCGGAAAGCCGGTCGGCTCGTTCGAGGCGTGGAAAATGCAAAAGGGCTATAACGCTTCCGGCACGGACTTCTGGCGCGGCGGCCGGACGCTGATCGGTGAGAACGGCCCGGAGGAAGTCGTGCTCCCGCGCGGCAGCCGTATCCTTACCGCGCAGGAGACGCGGCAGTCTGGCGGCGGAGACATCTACTACGTCACCATCGAGGCCCGCACGGTAAAGGAGTTCAACGACATCGCGCGCATCGCCCGCAACAAACGCAGAACAGACAGAATGGGGGTGGCTAAGGAATGAGCATAACACAAAGGCTTTACTCCAAGGCCTTCGCGTTTCTTGACTACGACAACCAAGGATCGAATGTTCATACTGGTTCGCAGGTAACGCTTAAGACAGACAACGACCGACTTCTAATACAGTTCGACAGCCTGCCGGATCGATTTAGGTTTAAGCGGATAGCTGCTGCACAACTTTTTGTGTATTTCTTGGCGACCGAAAGATCATATGACGGCTATTCTGCACATGCAAACACGAAGGAATTTGACGAGAACACTGTGACGTGGGGAACATGGAATGACACTGGTTATAATCGTGTATTCCGGCGTGACGGAGTTGGTAGCGCTCCGGTATGGGCAGAGTTTCGTTCCGTGTCGATCCTCTTTGCTGCCGCTGTTACCTACGGCGTCAGATTGGAAGCTGACAGTCCCTCCGCTAAGCCATATACCGTACAGACGAGCGGTGCGAACAGACCGTATATCCTATTGACAATCGATGAAAGCGCCACGGCGGATACTCTGAACATATCAAGAATGTCCCCAAATACCGGAGCGATTGACAAATCCCACGACGTACTGTTCACATGGGCCACAACAGCCCCGCATCCGTGTGTCCCGCAACTCGTCCAAAGTTCCGCAACGTTTCAGTGGCGCAAAGTTCCTGACGGAACGATCCATTCAAACAGCATCCCCGGAAACACGAGCAGTTTCACCGTCCCGGCAGGAACTTTTACGGGAACAAGTATCCAGTGGCGGATCGTTGTGACCGCAAACAGCGGCAAAACAACGACATCGGACTGGGTAACGCTATCGACCGCAGATGCAATCTCTGCGGCAAGTGCGATTTCTCCGAACGGAGAGATCGTCGACACGACGGCGCCGGTCACCTTCACGTGGTCGCACATTATATCTACCGGAACAGCGCAGACAAAGGCCGAGCTGCAATTATCTGCGGATAAGCAGACATGGAGTGCGCTCGCAACCGTGACCGGAGCTGAACCGACATACACTGCCCCTCCGAACACGCTCGGCAGCGGCACGAAATACTGGCGCGTGCGCACATACAACACTGATAACGCCGCCGGAGCATGGAGCGAACCGGCCGAATTTATATGCGTCGGCGCGCCTGCCGCGCCTATCGTGTCCATCCGTGCGCAAACGCCGCGCCCAGTCGTTGGCTGGCAATCCGCCGAGCAGCTTGCATACCAGGTCGAGCTTGCAGGGCAGCCCGTCAGCAGCGTGTACTATGGCACCGAGAAAACGTGGACGTGCCCGACGTATCTTCCCGACGGAGTATACACTGTGCGCGTGCGCGTGCAGAACGAATACGGACTGTGGTCGCCGTGGGGCGAGGCCGCGCTCCAGGTCGTGAACGTCCCGGGCGCTGCGATCTCTCTGACGGTCGAAGCCGAGGACGCGGCGCTGCTGGCCTGGCAGACCACGGGGAGCTATGATTTCTTCCTGATCTACCGCGACGGGCGGCTCATCGGCCGCACAACGGAGCGCAGCTTCACGGACGCCGCCAGCGTCGGCAATGTGACCTATCAGGTGCGTGGCTGCTACGGCAGCAGCGCGAACTATGGCCTGTCCACGGAGGTCGCCGCAACCATCGCGGTGCAGTACATCACGCTGTCCGACATGGATACCGGCGCGATCCTGCCGCTCCCCTACTCGGAAAGCGCGCATCGGACGACGTCGCGGACGCGAAAGCAGGAAGTCCAAGCCGTTCAGCTCGCCGGACGCGCTTACCCGGTGATCGAGCGCAGCGAGCACATGGCACAAAGCATCTCGGTTGCCTGCGCGTTTTACACGCAGGAGGACTGCGCGGCGCTGGAGGCCATGCTCGGCCACCTTGTTACCGTCCGCACGCCGGAGGGACGCATGGTAACCGGATGCCTCGCTCAGCTCACGGAGCGCACAGACGGCGGTTTTTACAGCGTGTACACATTCTCCGTCGATCAGGCGGACTGGGAGGAGGCGATCCGCATTGATGCGTGATGTTGCGTTCCGAATGAACGTCCTGCGCAATGGCGCGCAGCTGACGCAAATGACGTGGCCGACCGACTCCCCTCCCAACATTTATGTTGACAAGGACGCGGAGATCAAGGGCAGCCTGTCCGCGACGCTCTGCCCGTCCGAGAAGGCCGATCTGCTGTCAGACGAGCTCCAGCCCGTGATGATCGTAAACGGCGTAGAAATGCCGCTGGGCGTCTTCCAGGTGACGACCATTGACGATTCGCTCACGGAGTTTAGAAAACTCTGGCGCATTGAGGCATATGATCGCTGCTGGCGCGTGCAGCAGAGCCGGACGGAGAACATCCGCCACTTTTCGGCCGGCACACCGTATCTGACGGCGGTGCAGCAGCTGCTGACGGAGGCAGGGATCACGCTGATCCTCGCCTCACCGTCTGACGCAGTCCTCGCGACCGACCGCGAGGACTGGCAGGCCGGAACGGATTATTTGGCGATCTGCAACGATCTGCTGGCAGAGATCAACTACAATCCCGTGTGGTTCGACGCGCGCGGCGTCTGCCGCCTGGAACCGTACCGCGAGCCGAACAGCAGCCGCATCGATCACGCTTACAGCAGTCGAGACGTGCAAATGCTGCCGATGGCAGACGAGCGGACGCAGGCGTTCGACCTGTTCGACCGGCCGAACGTGTTCGTGCGGATCTGCTCTAACCCGGATCTCCCGGCACCGATGACTGCAACGGCCGTCAACGACTCCCCTACCTCCAGCACGTCCACGTTCAAGCGCAAAATGCGCATTGTAGACGTTGCGACCGTTAAAAACATCGCGAGTCAGGCGGAGCTTCAGGCGCTTGTGAACAAGCTCCGCAACGAATCGATGTTTGCCACGAAGACCATAACGTTTTCCGGCCTTGCCGAGGGCGGCCACGGCGTCGGCGATGTGATCTCCATTGATGATGCAGATATCGGCGGGATCTACGAGGAGACGGCATGGTCGCTGACGCTTGCAGCCGGCGAGCTGATGGAGCACACGGCCAGAAGGGCGGTGATCGCCTGATGCTGAGTGGGATGACAGAGTATCGGCCGCGCGCGGCGCAGACTGAGGGCAGCCTTTGTCTTGCGACCGTCGCGGGAAAATACGCAGACGGCCTCAGTCTGATTTTTGACGGACAGGCTGAGGCTACAGCAAAACACTACAAATGCAACACCGGCCTCACCTTTGCAAAGGGGAATCGCGTCGTGTGCCTCCGCTGCTCCGGCAGCTGGGTCGTGGCGTTTGCATTCGGGAATCCGAAGTAACGGTGTCCAAGTCGGACACCGATGGAGGGCATAGTTTATGATCACAATCAATGCGAATTTGCGCGAGCCCATTTTCCTGCGCCATGCCGGCGAGGAAAACGCGCTGCGTGTCGCCTTCGATCTGCAAGAGTTCGAGGCGCACTGGCCGGGCGGCGTGCCTGCTCTGCTTGTCCGGCGGCCAATCTCCAGCATGGATGTCGCCGCCTACCCTGTGCCGCTGTCTGTGGACGGCAGGACGGCGTTCTGGACCGTCAGCGCATCAGACACCGAGTGCTCCGGATACGGCAAGGCGCAGCTCCAGTGGCGCGTTGGCGGCACGCTCGCGAAGTCCTGCGTCTACGACACGGTCTGCGCGCCGTCTCTGCTTGCGGGCGACGCGCCGCCCGACGCGCCGAGCAAGGCATGGTTCGAGGCGATACAGGGGCAGATCGGCGATCTGTCGCAGCTGACCACCAAGGCGAAGGAAAACCTTGTTGCCGCGATCAACGAGGCAGCGCGCACGGGCGGCGGCTCTGGCGGCGGCTACAACATCGGCTCCGGCCTGAATCTGGACGCGGAGACAAATACGCTTTCCGTCGACACGGCGGAGGCCGTGGAGAAAGACAACACCAAGCCCGTAACCAGTGCCGCCGTGTATACGGAGGTAGGAAACATCAACGCCCTGCTGGCGACAATCTAAAGGAGTGATTTTATGAGCACACAAATCGAAATTACAAGATTGCAGACCGCGCGGAACAAACTGCGCACATGGCTCGTCGGCCTCGGCCTTGCCGCGAGCACGGACAAGCTCGACGCGCTGGCCGACAAGGCATCGGCCATCAAGAATAACGGCGCGATCGACGCGCAGGTCAAGGAGGGCGAGAGCTATACCGTCCCGAAGGGCTACCACGACGGCACAGGAACGGTCAAGGGCGTCAGCGGCGGCGGCAACTACCAGCTGCAAGCCAAGTCGGTAACGCCGACGAAGGAGCAGCAGGCCATCACAGCAGATCAGGGCTATTATGGCCTGTCCGGGGTGACCGTGAGCGCCATCCCGGAAAACTATCAGGACGTTTCCGCGACGACCGCCGCGCCTGCCGACGTGCTGGCGAATAAAGTCTTCGTCGGCGCAGACGGCGTGACGCAGGCAGGCACCATGCCGGATAACGGCGCAGTATCCAAGGTGCTGGATGCCACGACCGGAAATCATGAATACACCGTACCGGCTGGCAAGCACTCCGGCGCGGGCAAGGTATCTGTCGTGCTGGAAACCAAGTCCGCCACGCCTTCCGAGGCCGCGCAGGACATTACGCCCACGAAGGGCAAAGTACTCGGCAAGGTCACGGTCGGGGCGATCCCGGCCAAATACAAGGACGTTTCCGGCGTGACTGCCGGAGCGGCTGACGTGCTGATCGGGAAGTTTATCGTGCTGGCCGACGGCAGCAAGGTCGAGGGCACGATGGCCAACAATGGCGCGATCGCAAAGACCATCGACGGCCTCACACAGACAAGCGCCTCCATCCCTGCGGGATATACCTCCGGCGGCACGGTATCGCTGACAGACGCGATCGAAACGGCACTCGCGGCGATTTAAGGAGGACACCATGGCGATTTCAAGAATGCCGGAATCAGTAACATCCGGCATACGGAAGCAGATCAACCGCATTATCACGGCAGTCGGCGCGGCGTATGACGCAGTGGAGGCCAAAGGAGGCACAGCCCCAGCGGCGCAGACCATCGAAGGGCTTGCCGCAGCAGTCGGTACGATCAAGACCGGAGCTGAGCTGAAAATCGTGGTGTCGACGAAAAGCGGCGCGGCGGTAACAGCGACGAAGGGAAGCCAAGTCGTGCGCGGTACGTCGGTCAACGGAACATGCACGCTGGTCGTGCCGGAAACCGGCACATGGAGCGTCAAGGCTACGATGGGCGGGCAAACGTCCGAGGGAAGCGTCTCCGTTGTTGACAGTTTCACGGTTGAACTCAAATTTGTGTCTCGGACGCTGAACGACAACGACTGGGCCACGATTCGGGAGGTTTCCGACGCGGGACAGGGTGCGAACTATTGGAGCATCGGCGACCGAAAGGCGGTCACGCTGAACGGAACGGTCGGGCGGCTCTCACTCTCAAACTACACGATCTATGCGTTCATCCTGGGCTTTGATCACAATGCAGCACTTGAGGGTGAAAATCGTATCCATTTCCAGATCGGGAAAACCGCGCTCTCCGGCGGTACGGACGTTTGCCTATGCGACAGTTCCTATAACTCGAACGTCTCGACAACAGACTATTTCTCCATGAACAGCAGCCGAACGAACTCCGGCGGGTGGCAACGCTCGCAAATGCGTACAAATATTTGCGGGACGAGCCTATCTAACTATTCCGGGACGATGCTCGCGGTCATTCCGGCGGCGCTCCGTACAGTCATCAAGTCCGTTACCAAGTACACGGACAATACGGCAAACGGCGGTGGATCGACGGCGAGCTACATCACGGCGACGACGGATTACTTTTTCCTCCTCTCGGAGTTTGAGGTTTTTGGCAGCATTTCCTACGCAAACACAAACGAAAAAAGCAAACAGGCACAATATGCCTATTACTCCGCCGGAAACAGCAAGGTAAAGTACAAGCACGACGAAACGACAATCGCCGCTCATTGGGGGCTCCGTTCTCCGACTGCGGGCGCATCCGACCGTTTCGTACTTGTGATCTCCTACGAGACAGTCAACAGCACCACCGCGGACCGTGTCCTCGGCTTCGCGCCTGGATTTTGCGTATAGGAGAAATTATGGACTACATCACATACAAACGCTTCAGGGGCAAAAGCCTTTCGGGGGATGTCAACATTTCGTTTGGCACTATTTTGCAGGAGCGAGACGGTTTCCTTTATCTCGGCGAACGGCCGGTCTGCTGCGTGACGAGCGAAAACGGATGGCAGCACTTCCGACCTGACACCGACGAGGGGCAGCGGCGGCAAGAAATTCTGGACAAACTCTATCGCTGGTACGAAAAGCACGGATGCGGAGAGGACTTTGTCGATGAGAAGTGGCCGGGACAGGAGAACGGCTACTGGAAAAACCGCCTGCGGACAGCCAGCACGGAACGGCTGAAACAGATCTATTTTGAGAAATTCGGGGTGATGCCATGTACGCAGTGACGAAAGAGGGCGCGTTTGCGGGCTACGCAGACAGCGTCGTACACATCCGACTGCACGAGAACGGGTGTTATGTGCCGTGCGCAGAGGCCGAGGCAGAGGGCTTTTGCGCGAAGATGGCGGTGACGATGCAGGACGAGGCCGGAAACGAGTATCAGGGACTCGTTGACACGGTATTCCATCTTGCAGGCCGAACGCTGAAGGGCACGGAGTCGGAGGGCAGTTACGAGGAAATGAACGCTGCGGAGGCGCTGACGGACGCGGAACGCGCGACAAGAATCTTGCTTTTGGAGGAGACGTGATGGAAAACTGCATTGAACGCGCAAGGGAGCACGTAAACCGGACGCGGAACGCGCTGCAAACCGTTTTTAATGAGCTTAACCAAGGCCAGCAGAAGAAAATCATGCGCAACGATAAGGTGCGCCAGATCTTGGAGCAGTACGGCGTTGATACAAGCTCTGCAAAAGAAAAGTAAGCTGAAAGGAGATCAAAGATGGAAGATGGGATTCAGGCGCAGATCGCCTCCGTGGAGGCGCGATGCAAGAGCAACTCGCACAGGATCGACGAGCTGGAGGCAGACAACAAGGCGCTGCATCAGCTGGCGACCTCGGTGGAGGTTCTGGCCACCAAGCAGGAGACGATCGAGGAAAACGTGAACGAGATCAAGGCCGATGTAAAAAGCCTCAAGGCACTGCCGGGAAGCCGCTGGGAGGCGGTCGTGAAGGGTGTCATCACGGCGCTCATCGCAGGTCTGATCGGATTTGCACTGGCAAAGCTGGGGGTGGGTGGATGAAATGCCGAAGATCGTGAAGAAGTCGCGCGTGACCAAGGGCAAGATGGCGCGGGAACTGGTGTACTACTGCCTCTGGGCGCTGACGGCGGCGCTCGCGTGGGCGATGGTCGTCAAGACGGCGGCGCTGCTGCTCGACCGGACGTGCGACCTTTCGGACGTGCTGGT